TTAAATTTTGAAAAAAGTTAAAATGTTCAATGATAATATCAACATTGAACTCACTGACATTCCTAAATTGCGTTTCCTTGACTATGAGGAAGAAGGCGTTGAAGTCAATGCCAATACAACTGAAATCAATGGTACTGATGGAGTACTTATGGGACCGACTACGTTCGGTCCTTTTAATTTGATTTTAAACTTTTCTTATAAAGATGATGATATTAAGGGCTATAATCTAATGAAACAAAAGTTGAGGGGTTTATTATTTAGACGTGAGCCTTATTTTATTTGGCATAGTGACGAACCAGGTAAAAAGTATGCAGTGTATTGCGAAGAAAACGCAATCGAAGATTTAACAAGTGTTTTCGGAACATTCGCAATTAAATTTGTTGTTTACAAAGGTTATTCAGAATCATTAAGAGATACTAATGATTTAGAGTTGTTACAAGAAAATGTTCAATTCGAGCAAGGATTAGAATTGGCAGAAAAATTAAAATATAAACACAAAACAAAAAGTTTCAAAATATACAACGGTTCAACTGATGTCATAGATCCGCTTATGCGACACAAATTGATTATTAAATTGTCTGCAGAGGCACCTAATGGATTTAAGATAAGGAATAAGACGACAAAAGACGTTTTCGAGTACAAGAAGAAACTTAAAAAGTCTCAAGCGTTTGTATTAAATGGTGTCTACCCTTACGTAGATAAAAAACGTGTTGGCGTAGATACAAATTATAGTTACATCACATTAGCACCAGGAGAGAACAACATAGTTATTGAGGGTGACGGTGTTGAACAAATAGATATTGAATTTATATTTAATTTTATTTATAGGTAGGTGAGAGAATTGCATCAAATAATTGTACAAGACAGACAAGGGACACGTGGTGAAATACTTATTGATTTCGACCCAAGCTCATTCAAATACGAGTATGAAATAAACAATGAACGATCAATCTCTTTCACTGCTTATAAAACTAATGTAAACGCTGATGTATTCAACATGCTACAGAACGAAGCTATCGTTTTGTGGAAAGGTCAAAAATATGTAATTAAGCAAACGCAAATTAAGTCAGATAATACAATGCTTACGGTCGAAGTGACTGCTAAGCATATTTTCATGGAATTTCAAAATCACTACATTCTGAAAGATTTGGAAAATGAAGAAATGAATAGTGAAGAAAGTGAAGATGAAGAAAAACCGTCGTATACATTAGAACAATATCTTAAATTTGGTTTCAACAGCAACAAATTAGGTTTTACTTATAAAATCATTGGAGATTTTAATAATCGCGTCATCGTAGACGAATTAGGTAATAAAAACGGTATGGAATATCTGATTGAGGGTGCTGAACTGTTTGATTATATATACTTTGCAGATAATAAAAAGATTTATATATATAAACCAAATAAATTTTACAAAATGGCAGAAGAAGTCATTCGTTACAAATACAATACCGATGAAGTTAGTGCCAGTGTAACAACTACAGAATTAAAAACATTTATTCGTGGTTATGGTAAGAAGAAAACATCTAAAGAAACTAAAAATTATAACCCTATAAAAACGCCACAGATGACGTTTAAAGGCAATTTCATTCAAAAAGGTAATTGGCGTACAGAAACAATTGGCGCTTACTATGAACGTGAATTTGACTGTAAATGGGGCAACGAAACATTAGTATACAACCTTAAAAAAGGAACTGCAGGCGGTATATGGGATATTTTCTTAGATGATGAATTTGTTGACGCATTTGAATGTTTTTCTCGTACTGCTACAACCGAACGCATAGTCATTGCAAAGAATTTGAGCAAAGGCAAACATAAATTCAAGGCTGTATTCAAGGGCGGCATTAAAACTCTTAACTACAAAGACAAAAAACCTATTGGTTATGTTGGAACAGAGAAACAAAGCATTTTAAATTTAACCGCTGTATTAAAAGGCGATGATTTATATCATTATAAATCTGAATACAAATCACCCAATTATAAAGTTTTTGGTCATGCAGAAGCACCTACAGTATTTGATGATAATGTGTTAGACAAACAAGAATTAACGGAAAAATTAAAGTCCGAATTGCAAGATGAACCTACTGTTGAATTATCTACCAACTACTTAGGCTATGAACAGATAAAAGAAAATAATATTATCCATTTCGTTCATGAACCGTTAGGATATAACACTGATTTAAAAGTTGTGAAAATCACAGAGCCACACCCTTTAGTCAACGAACCAGTTGATGTTGAATTTAGCAATGCTAAGCAAGACATTATCAGTATTCAACAAAATATCAATCGCAAAATCAAACAAATAAACCAACCAACCAAAACAACAAGCGTATCAACTTCTGTTGGTATTGGTTTAGACAAGGATATAGTGGGGAGTGTGGTATTAAGTGAGTAAAGATGTTGACGTTATTCAATTTAGAAATAACGATGGCGAATATGTTTATACTAAGACGCATTTAGATGCTATTGACGGTATGGAAGAATACACAGAGGGTTTAACGGAAGTTGCACAAATATTAGGTGATTTCATATTTGACACTGGATGGAAAGATTATGATACCCATATAGATGTAGAAAAAAATGGTTTATATGCTAGTGATGGTTTCCACTGCGGGATAAGAGAAATTGTATTAAACCCAAGTGCGTTTGGTAATGAAAAGCAAACCAGAATTAAGATGATACGTGTAAACTTGAGAGATTTTGTCAATGGGCAACAAATAGCTCAACTTCCTACTGGTTTCATGAGCAAAACACAAGTGTTTTATTCACGTTCTGGCAGTGGAAAACAACCTATCATGGTTGAAATTCGTAGTAATGGAAAAACAAACGTCTATATAGATGAAGCTGACCAATCAGCAAAATCAATTGACAACTGGATTTATGCACAACATACATGGATTGAATAGAGAGGGTGAAGTGAATGGCAAATTTATATGAGAATTTACCTTATAGTCTTAATAATGAATTCAGAGGTTATTTGGTAAGTAATTTTAAAACTTTAAACAAAGATAGACAGATAGTATCAGAATTAGTAGATAATCATAAAAACCAAGAAGTAAAAGCGCACACATCAAAACAAATAGATCATAATGGTAAACCGCTAAATCAAACAGTAGATGTTTTATCGGGCCGTATTAACAATCAAATTTATGGGGCTAGTAAAAACAGTTCTGCAGAGGTTAAAGATATTCGTGTTGGCATGGATGGAACTGTTCATAATTTAGCACAAGACAGATTAATGAAAGATTTTGCTAAAATTGATGATGTTGCTACACAAGCCGATAACATGGCACAGAAACATGAAGGGCAAATTAAAGAAAGCGCTTATTATAATGAAATAAGTTACGTGAGCGGCCGTAAATTTGATACGACATATAAAATCGTACACATTCCACACAGAGATAGTGATGGTAATTTAATCAAATTAAGAAAAGGTATTTCTGGCAGTAATCCTAATAAACCAGACCATATTACAGCTAGAGATTTTGCAAAACAAACAAGCGCTACATTTGTTGCTAACGCTAGTACAGGAAGTGGTTCTCAATTAAAATTACACGGGCAACAAATCTATAACGGGCAAATATTAGATAGCGTGAAAGACTATGAGCCGTTGAAAGACAGATGGACTTTAGCAATGGCGGATGATAATACATTGACTTCTTTTCCACCAAATATCACTGCTAAAGAAATCAAAGATAAAGGTTATAACAACACATTCAGTGGCTTTGGACCTTTAATTATGGAAGGAAAAAAAGTATACACTGAAGGTGATTATAGCCCTAACAGTGAAGTATCTCATCCTCGTACAGTTATTGCTCAATTACCAAATAAAGATATTTTAATATTCACTTGTGATGGTCGAATTACAGGAAGCACCTTACATCAAAAAGGTATGACCTTAAATGAAGTGACTGAAGTATTGTATAGTCATTATGGAGATATAGAATTTGCTTACAATTTAGATGGCGGTGGCAGTTCGTCAGCGGTATTACGTTCAAGAATGTTAAACAAACCATCTGACAATAATAATAAATCTGAGCGTAAATTATTAGACTTTATATATGTCGGAAAAGATCCAAGACAAATCAGAGATAAAGATATTCAAAAAGCCTATGAAGATATTGGCGATTTGAGAAACAACTTTCAGTTTTTATATGGACTACTCACGACTTGGAATGAAGTGAACTCTAATGAGTTGAGAATAAGAAATTATAACGATTATACAGGAATTGTAACAATGGACGGGGAAAATGCTAAAAAGAAATTTTACATGCAACCTAACGAGTTCAGATTTTGGGATTATGACACTTCAAGAACGTGGTTCAGAGTAACAGAAGATGCTATGCAATTACACAACAGAGAACTAGCAGATAACTTTTCTGCACCTAGAAGCGTGAAAGATTGTAACAACTTACAACGCGGTGGAACGTATCACGTACCAAAAAATGCTAAAGGGTCACCTTACCCTAATCAATCAAGTTCGATTGTTACACAATATAACGTAACCTATGCAAGTTTCGATGATGCCACAACAGCTTTCCAAACTGCTGTACCTTTTGCGCGTTCGGCTAATTATAGTATGAAACGAAGAACTTATGCAGAAGGTAAATGGTCGCAATGGTATGACGTATAAAAGGAGTGGTTAAATGTATAACAAAGAAGGAAAAATTAAATTAGAAACATCGGCGAATTACGTCCCTATTGGTAATACGAATATCACATTTTATGACAGCGATGTTGGAACAGCCGACTTAATATTCTACATTACACGCAATCAACAGCCACTCGAAGTGAGTGACAAAAATGTTGATTGTTTTTTAATGCTTAAAGCTAAGGATGGAACTTATATTGTAGATACTGCACACGTGGTTGATCCATTAAATGGAAAAGTTAAATATACGATCCCCAAAGAATTTCTAACACACACAGGAAGTGTTAAAGGACAAGTATGGATAACTGTTCATGGTAAAGAAGATATGATAACAGAAGTTGAATTTAGTTTCTCTATTAAAGACAGCATGTTCACAACTATACCAGCAGTTGACAAGGTAAACTATATTCGAACATTTGAAGATTTAAGAGAACGTATCGAAAATAGAGTTCAGTACATCGAAGAATCGTTAGCTAATGGTGATGACTACGTAACACAAATGGATGATACATTCCAAAGTGGTATGAAATCGTTAAATGATAGAAGTACTCAAGTTATTAATGAGATCAAAACATTGGCCGATAATCACATACAAGAATTAAACGATTTAAAAGATAACAACATTACTGAATTGGACAATAAAGCTAATCAGATTAAAGAAGATATTGAAGAATTAAATAATTACGATACGAGCAATTGGCAAAAGTATAGATTGACCAATGGTGACGGGACTAGGCATTATATAAGTAAAACCGACATGCAAGGTGTTAATGTTAATGATTTCGAAGCCGGTTATTATGAATTGATTGCTACTGACGATTCGGAATCTAACGGGCTACCTAAAGGGTTTGGATCTTTTATTATGCAACTTGATGTTACTACGTCAAATAACGGAAGAAAACAATTTTTATTAAATGTCAGTAGTCAAAACAGACGTTTTGTGAAGTCAATCCACGATGATAAAAATGAAGCGAAGTGGCAAGAAATAACATCCACCAACACTCGCCAATGGTTAGGTACACTAGGCAATGAATCTAGCGGATATAACAGTGTGTTAGAATTACCGCCAGGATTTTATGAGTGTGAAATACCTGGTGATGCTTGGACAGTAGATGCTCCTTTAGACCCTAATGGTTCTAGTTATATAGCTTCAATTGATGTGTACGAAGGAAATAACAAACGTAAACAAATTAAGTTAGTAGGTAACTACAGAAATGACATATATCACGCTACTGTTCACACTAAAAATGATGATAGTCCAAACGGTAATTTCAGAGGTTGGAAACGTGTAATGAACGCAGAAGAATTTGAAGCCAAGAACAACGATACAGGTTGGATTAATTGGGAAGTTATGAACGACGCTGTCCCTTTAGGTATAGACCGAGAAACGTCTATACGTAATCAATACAGAGTGATTACTACAAACGGTGTGAAAAAATGTTATTTGAGAGTGTATGTAAATAACATCACGACACAAATGACTATTGGCTCTATACCAAAAGAACATGTGCCTAAAGTACAAAACTTTTATGTAAGAACACCAGTAACGATGAACCCTGCTGTTTTAGTGGTGGATGTTGATGGTCAATTAAAAGTTTATTTAAACACTAATGATACTGCCAAATGGCAACCTGGCCATTACATTATAGGTGAAGTGTCTTGGATAATTGATGATGTAGGAGCTGGTATTTAATGGCAGAAACAGTATATTTATATGATGGATCGCCTAAGTTAGTGGTCACTAATTGGGATTATCCCTCTCAACCTTATACAAAGATACCACCAAATGAAGGGATGTACTATCCAATATATTTTGATGAAGATAAACAAAAATGGATAGGTTCAGAACCACCATTAAAGAATAGCGATTTGCAAAAATTAGAGGATGCTATCAACTCACAAAATCGAAAATTCGAAGAAGTGATTGGTAGATCTAACAAGATAGAAAAAGATAACCTCAAACTCACGAGGTATTCTGCTAACCTATTACTCAATTTAGCGTATGTAAAAAAGCATGTCGAGTATACGTCTAACATTATTAATTTAGAGGATATTCAATATTTTTATGATAAAAACATTTACACCGATTTTACTTTAAGGCAGTTAGTAGATAGTGAAATTTTAACAAGCGAAGAATATAAATCATTTACTGG